CTGGAAGTTCTGCTTCATATTCTTCAAAATTAAATTCTCCTTCTACCATTAAATCATTGGTATGAAAACCACAATTTAAACATGTATATGAATTATGAAATTCATTAATCGGAGTTGCGTAGCAAGAAACTTCTGCTTTACATTTATCACATGTTATTAACTTGTCAATCATTTAATTGTTGTTTTTCTTTTTTATTTTCTGCTGTGCTATTTACGTAATACCCAAATCCTTCAGGATAATTTGTATAGTGCCAACAACCCATTTTATCATTCCATACAGTGGTAGTATATCTACTTGAATCGTTAGTAGTACATCCTATTGTTCCTGAACCTGATATTGTTCCTGTTAATGGTGTTTCATTATTATACCAATCATTCCAGTCTTCTGTTTCCCAAATATCAGGATTATCATCATAATCTTTTACTTGATCTAATGCCTTTTCAATATCTATTTTAAATTGACTATCCGTCTGAGCTGCTAGGTATCCTTTTACCCAATAAACAAATTCTGAACTTGTCATGCCTTACTTAATTTTGGTAATTCTATTTTTTTTAATTGAGGAAGTTTTAAAGGTATATTTTTAGGTATTTTATCTAAATAAGTAAGTAATACTTTTTTCATTTCTTCAAAACTAAATTTAGTCTTAGATATTTGAGCTTGCCTTTTTGCGCCTTCTTCAAATTTCTCATATTTTTCAAATACCTCTTTTAAATAGTGGGTTACTTCAGAAATATTTGGACTAAACCATTGAGAATCTCCTAAAATCATATTAGGTACTTGTGCGGAAGGATGCACTGGCTTTAATTCTCCAGAAAGTAATAATGAAAATTCTGGATTTAAAAAATCAATTTGTCCTGACCAACCTGATGTTATAATGGGTTTCTTTGAAGTTGTGAATTCTAATAGAGGCCTACCAAAACCTTCTCCTTTTGTTATATTAATCATGGCTTTTACTTTATTATGATTGTATAGATCGTTTATATCTTTGTCATCTAATTCACCATGTAGCAAATATACATTTGGAAGGTGTTTTCCATCTACAGTAGATCTTACAATATTAATTCTATTTAATATTTCTTCTCTATCCATAATACTAGATCCAAAAGAAGAAGTTTTTAATATTAGTCCTGGTTTATTTTTCTTGTCTTTAAAAGTTTCAAAAAAAGTTTTAATCATCAGACCTACATTTTTTCTATCTTCTCCAATTTCACCTTGCATCCAGTGTCCTACAAATAGAAAACAAAAATCTTCTTTTATTTCATCTAATTCTAAAACTAAATCCGTCTCCTCTAACTCTTCATCAGGAATATAGAAGTATTTATTTAGATCCAATCCCTCAAATAAAACCTCTACAGGTTTTTCTAATTTAATTCTTTCTATAACATTATTTTTATCATCTCTTTTTTCAAATGTTGATTGTTGAAATACTTTTTTAGCATGTTCAGATGATACTAATGTAATATCCATTCTATTAACACCTTGAATCCAACTAGCGTCACAAAGAGTTGTTTCTATACCTGCTGTAACTCCAATATTACATTTAGTAGCTATTGGTTGAAATTCATTAGGAACAGTAATTTGTATCCATATTTCAGGTTGCCTGTTAAGTTGCCCATCTTTACTAATTAAAGGGGAAACCCAATCCCACTCTTCTATGTTATCTTTTATATATCCCCATGGAGTTTGTCCCCATCTTTGACTAACGATACAGAACTCATATTCATCTTTTTTAAGTTCATATATTGCTTTTACAAAATCTCTACTTCTAGCGCCATAACCTGAATAGGTATCTATTGGACATGATATTACACAAAACTGTTTCATATTAATAAACTAAAGGGTGTACAATTTTTTTCTTTGCTAATTTTTCTGTTTTAATTAATTCAAATTTCTTTCTAGGTTTAAATGTTGTTATACTTTCATTTATAGTCCATATAACATTATCACACATATGTTTAGCACTCATCATAGATTCATTTGATAAAACCCAATCTCTAGCTAATAAACCTTTTTTAGATCTTTCTTCTAAAGGCGTGTTATAAACTTCTTCTAAAGCTTTTGCCGCGTCTCTAAAATCACAACGATCATCAAAAATATATGGAGTTGGAATAGATCCGACAATACTCATATTAGTTGGAAATACTGGAATTGCCCACTCGCCATGTTTTTTGTATTTTCCAAAATGATTAGAACAGAATTTATCATTGAAGTTGATCCAATTTCCATTTTCGTCTTCGAATCTCATTTGATCTTGCATTCCTCCTGTAACATTTGCAATAATCATTCTTCCAGCCATCATAGATTCTGTTAGAGATAATCCCCAGCCTTCATTAGAGCTAACCAGGCATGTAACATCAGACATATTATATAATAGATTAACTTCCTCTGCATTTAATCTAGCATCTGAAAAATATACCTTTTGATATTCAGGATCGCATAGCAGATCAACTACTGAATTTAGGTCTGTCCCGTTTTCGTCTACTCTTTGTGTATGTAATAATAAGGCACATGTACTAGCTTTTTCTTTTCCTATACTATCACAAAATACAGCCCTTGCTGCAATTAGATCAGATTTACATTTATGTCTAATATTTCTAGCATTATAAAAAGCTACAAATCCAGGTTTAAAATTTCCAAATATTTGTTCTTTCTTTTTTTCTAAAGCTTCTTGATAAGGCTTATTAAATTCTGTAATAGGAAAAAAGATATTTTCATTAATTCCATGAGGAATATACTTTAATATTTTACCTTTAGCCTTATCTCCTAAAACCATTTTATTAATATTTAGGGTTTGTTTAGATATTGCCATTAAAGTATCACATGATTCATAATAGGGCTTATTATATAATGGAGCAGGTAGATCATCCCATATATTTAAATAAATCATTGGGATTTTTTTTCTAATTTCATTCTCCATTTGAAATAACCAAATCCAATATCTAGGATCAGTAAAAAACATTATAGCATCTGGATTTTCTAAACTGATTAGTTGCCTAATTAATTCTTGAGATCCATAACCATTAGTAGGATATATAAAAACACTAGTGTCATTTAGACCCATAATTTTATTAGTATCCTGAGAAATATCTAGACGCTTTCCTTGATCTGGATGATTTATTGCGCCTCCTAAATTTACCCAATTAAATACGTGAGATGTTCCTATTACTATCTCTCTAGCCATGGTAGAAATACCACTTGTCATTCTAATATCATCGCACAAAAGAAGTATTTTTTTTCTTTGTGCTTGAGGAATATAACCATTAATCATATAACTTATTTTATTGCTTCAATTAAACTTGATCCTGTATAGTAGGTATTGTACTGTTCGTGAATAGTCTGTCTAAATTTTGAATCTGTTAGATACATAAAGATAGATCTTTCAACAATATCTTGAAGATTCATTTTACTTTTAATGGATGTTATTTTAAAATCATCATATAGAGTTTCCGGTATTTTTACCGACGTAATAACTCTCTTTGTTTTTGCAATCATATTGTTTTATAATAAATATATGGAAATACAAAATAAATACGTAAATAAGTAAAATATATTTATATACTTTTATTACATAAGTCAGGTTTGTCATTATATGGACAAAATTTACAACTATTTATATTTTTGGTATAGACTCTATCTGTGTTATATTTTGATTCTGGGGTAAAACATTCTCTTATAAACTTAGATAAACTATCTACAGCATCTTGTACTTTCTTTTTACCATTTGCGGGAATAAATTCTTGCACTCTATATGTTGGATAATCTGGGCTATTAAATACTTTTCTTTTAATAATAAAGAACTTAACATCTACCTTATCCTCAGAGATATTCATAACTTTAGAATAAAATCTTTTATAGAGTAGAATCTGATTTATTTTAGTTTGATCTTTCTTTTCATAATCAGACCAACCTTTAGTAGAAGTTTTTATATCATAAATAGTATATGTATCTGTAATCTTTTCATAGATAATAAAGTCAATAGATCCATTAATAAAAACATTTGGTATATCTTCTAAAACAGGTTGTAAAATAGGAATTTCTATTCCTAATAACTCAGTATTCTTTTTAGAAAAGTACTTGCCTCTATTTTTTTTAAACCAACTAAGAGAGGCTTGGCCGTCTGCTAAAAATTCTTTTAATTCTTCTTTAGAACTAAAATGCTCTCCTTTATTATCTGCAAGACTTTCCTTATAATTAAATACTAATCTATCTTCTAATAGTTTATCTAGATCTAATTCGTCAGCAGCTTTACCAGATTTTTCATACATAGTCTTTAGATACTCTTGAATTACTTCGTGTATTGAAGTACCATAGATCAAATATATAGAAGGTTTAAAACTTGACTCCTTCTTAATATAAGATAGATACCATTGATATGGACATTGAGAATATATAGAATACTGAGAATAAGAAACTGCTTTTTGATAAGCCCAGTTAATATCAATTTTTGGTTTGGGCATTATTTTTGTTTACCGGTTACAATAGTCTTAATTTTCTGAAGATATAAAATAGCATCGAGGTGTTCTTCTATAGCATGATTTAACCACTGTTCTAAAGATAGATCTTCCCTATCTAGATCAGTACCATATTTTCTTTTTCCTATTTTAGCTCTATCAATAAATTGATCTATTATAGAATCAACAATAGAATCAGCTTTTAAAATAGTTCTACTATTTTCAGAAGTATACTCGGTTATTTTTCCGTACATGTCACTATTTTTGGTCACGACTTAATTCTTTAGGGTAAAAATCATCATTAACATGTCCGCATTTAGAACAAACAAATGTAGGAATAGGAATTATTCCGTCTTGTTCTGTTCCAGTTAAAAACTTAGAAGCTTTTCTTAAAATTAATGCTTCTTGAAAAGTTGTATTTTCACAACTATCACATGATACTCCAGTAGTTTTATCTAATGAAATATTTAATTTCATGTTTTGCTGATTCATATTATTTATTTTTATTTTTAAAATATAAGGCTCTTACTATTTCTCCTAATTGTTGATCATTAGGTGTATCATATATAGTTTGCTCACTAATAGTAATTAGTTTTCTACTTCTTTCATTATTACATAATGATGGATTATAACAACCCTGTCCTGATCCTTCTACATATCCTATTCTAAGATCAATATGATCATTGAATCTATAAGGAGTTTCTTTACCGCATATTACACAAAGTTCAATTGGATTATTCATAGTCTTATTTTTAAAAATTTAGTTATCGTTCTTTAACTTATTTATTTTTTAATTATTAATTTATTTTCTAACTTATCTAATCTTGAATCTAACTGAGAGAATATCTCTTTTTCAAAATCATCGACTCTCCGATTAATCTGAGCATTCTCTTCAGCAATACACTGATAGATGTCTGCAAATCTTCTGTCTAGATCATTGATTTCTTTTTGTACTTTTATTACTTTAACGAAAGCATAAGTAGCAACTATAGCTAAAGCTATAACCACAATGAATGCTATCCCTAAAACGAATGATAGTGTTTCCATATTTTATTTCTCCTTATATGTCAAAGAACGATAACTTGCTGTCGAGGAAGGATTTGAACCTTCACGCTGTGATTCGGTAGTGGACAAAATAGCCGGCTTTGTGGTCAACCCATATCCAATTACCTATTTCAAATTCAGCGCCCTCGAGACGAGAGGGTGTGTCTACCGTGCGTACGCTTTTCACCACCCGACAATATTAAAATATCTTATTGTTTCTTATTTTATATTCTTCTACTTCATGAAATCTACGAATCCAAGTTAAACTAATATCAAGGACTGCTAAAACTGGAGCAAAAGGAATTATAAAAAGTGTTTCTAGTCCTGGGGTTGGCCCTATAGGATTCCCTTCGCCAAAAGTTCTTTTATAGCCTTTTGACATTTTCCAAATACAATATGTAATACTAATAATATAAATGTACCAAATCATAATTTATTTTTTTATTTTGAACACAGAGAGGAATCGAACCTCATACGCTCGCATAGCTTGCGACTCGGCAACCACGCCTCCTTATTTTAACGCTATATTATGGTTTCTGTGTTTCCACTAATTACTTAGTATTTGTGCTATCTGCTGGAATTTGTGCTACTGTAGAATCTGTAGCTACTACTGCGCTGTCTGCTACTTTCGTGCTATCTACTGCTGTAGAATCTGTAGCTACCGTTGAATTTGAAGATCCACCACATGACATTAAAAAAATTCCTGCAATGATTACGAAAACTGATTTTTTCATTTTTTATTTGTTTTGATTATTAATTAAATGTACAAATAAATTTAAAATAATAAAAATATATATTTTAAGTGGAGATAGTGGGATTCGAACCCACGTCTCTAAAAGTGATAATAACACCAACGTCTCACATGCTTAGATCTAAATTGCTTTTGATCAGTAAGGGCTGACCTTTATGGTCGTTTCCACCACTTGATTTTATGACTATCAAGAAAACTACGGCTCGCAATATGCGTCCGGATGCCATCTCTTTAGCGTATGACTCGCTGTTGTGTTCTGTTCCTAGGTTCTCTACCACCCGATGCGGACTAGGCTGCTAGAGCGTAATCAGCGCCTACGAAAGACATTAAGTCTTCGAAGGTCATTGTTGACATTTCGTCAGTTATTGTTTGCAGTTTTCTAAGGCGACTCTACCAAACGCCTGCATGTGGTATTATCTCATCATTCAGATCGATACCGGTTATCCCCATAAGTTAAAGAACTTTTTTATATAGTATAAATATACAAAATTATTTTATACCATAAAAAGAAATAATAAGAGTGTGAATGTTATTATTCCAAGAAAGAATCCTTGTTCGAAGTTGACTTTTTTACCACTATTAAAATTAAATAAAGTGTCTAGTACTTTAATCATAAACTAATTTTTATATAAATATACCCGCCCATAAGTATCTATTAATATAGCACTCATATTTTCTACCCAATCCCCAGAATTTAAATATCTTTTACCATTTATAGTTCTGTCTTCTGGTTGGTGTATATGGCCACAAATAACTCCGTCACAGCCTTTCTTTTCTGCCATTTTTAATGCTGTTACTTCAAAATCGTTAATGTAACTAGTTGCTGTTTTAACGCTATTTTTTATTTTTTTAGATATTGATTGATATGGAAGTTTACGCCATTTACGATATTTGTTATACCAACGATTTAAAGTTAATGCTACATCATATCCAACAGCACCAATTTTAGCTAACCAAGTATACTTTGTTATAAACACATCAATAACATCGCCATGGAAAACATAAAAACATTTTTTTTCCCAATTATCATATTCTATATGCTCAGCATATTCAATTTTATAGTCTTCTCTAAATTCTATACCTCCAAAATGAGATCCTATAAATTCTTGAATAAATTCGTCATGATTACCTCTTATCCAAATTACTTGTATTTTATTAGATAGTTTTAAAATTTTACCTAATACTTTAGTATGTTGTTTTTTCCACTTACTTCCTCTATTTAAAGCCCAACCATCAATTATATCACCATTTAAAATTAGTAGATCTGTTGGATGATTTTCTAAAAATTCTAAAAATTCTTCAGCTTTAGAATCCTTAGTACCTAAATGCAAATCAGAAACTATTATTGCTTTGTAATTTTTCATTTCCAGTAATTAAAATCTTTTTTAAAAAATTCATCATTATTTCTATTTAGCCAGGATTTCCATGCTAATTTAATCATATACCATATACCTTTTTTATCAAATCTTCTACTTGAAGTATAAACGAAATCGTTTGTGATTTTAAAACGATTAGGTTTAATTTTGGAACTGAGATGGTAATCCTCGGCAATTTTATCTTCTTCATTAAATCCTTTTAATTTATTAAATGTTTCTGTTTTAAATAGCATAAAGCCACCTAAAGCAAAAGGTTTTGTTTTTGAACTATACCATTGAAATATATCAAAAATTCTATAAACCCAGTTATATTTTTTATCAGTGGTAAATTTACAAGTAACTAAATCATACTTACCTTTAACAGCAGTTCTAATACAATTTTTAATTGCATTCTCATATGGATATATATCCGCATCTAAAAATAGAATATATGGAGTTGTTACTAATTTAGCTCCATTATTTCGAGCAATAGCAGGTAAACCGCCTTTAATTATTTCTATATTTTTATGTATTGATTGATATTCTGTTAATAATAAAATAGAAGACTCCTCAGTTGAGGAGTCCACTACTATTATTCTACAATCAATTTGAGATAAAATTAACTTAAGTACTTCAATTATTCCTTTGCCTTCATTTTTACATGGAATAATTATACTTAATTGTTGGTTCATTAATTTTATTACTTGTGATTATTTAATCTAGATTCAACTACACTTAAACGAGCTTTAATATCGGCTCTTTCTTGCATTGCTCCTATTTGAATAGCAGTTATTTTTTCATTTATATCCATTTTCATATCAGCTCTAGCTTGCATAGCACTAGCTCTTAATTGTTCAAGTTCTATAGTAGTACCTTGAGGCGGTATTGCTTTATTTTCAGCATTTACTACAATATTAACTTTATTGTTAAGGACTGTAATATTATCACTCAAACTATTTACTTGAGTAAGTAACCATCCGATTGCTGATACACATATAGGGAATAAAATAAATACTAATTTTTCTATTAGATCCGATTTACCTTTATCAATGGCTATTGATTTTTCTAATTCAGCTGTTTTTTCTTGTTGCGAAATCTGTGACATAGGGGTATTATAATTTTACACCGATGCCTACAAATTTTGTATCAACACCGGCAATTGTTAATAAATTACAACCTAGGCTAATTTTTTTATAATCTGCTCTTATAGCAAAACCTGCTGTACCATAACTGTGATTATGTTTTTCAGTGTCAAACCAAAGAATAGGAGCTAATGCAGTTCCTATTGATAATTTTTTAGAAATATTTACTTTTAAAAATGAAGATGATACTCCTCCAATTCCGACCTTACCTTTACCATTACTGAATCCCATAATAGATCCTTCAATTAATTTAGGTTTTAATTTTGATGTTTGAGCATCAACCACAAAAATACTTAAACATAAGCACAATAAAATAATTAATTTTTTCATACTTAATTATTTAGGTAAGCTATCAATTACATGAGCAGCAGTATCAACAGCAGCTTTAGTTGAGTCACTTCCAAGAGCTCCATTAACAAATGATACAATAGTATCAACATTTAACATGTCTTCTGCAATGTAGCCTTTTTTAACTGCAAATATACCTACAATAAAGATTACTACACAAGCAATGATAACAACTGGTTTTTTTCCTTTTAAGGCACTAATTAGAGATTCTGCTTTTTTTGTTGGGATCTTTTCCATAATATTGGTTTTTAATTATTATCTTTCTTTTTGTTAATAAACTTATCTACAGAAGCTATACCAAAGCACGCAATTGTTAATATTTTAAATGAATCATAAATAAACTCATTTACTAATAATGGTTTATCCATAGTACCTGTTACTATATCGGCAATTGCAAATATACACATCATGCAAAATGCTAAAAAACCAATAACGGCTTTTTCATTGATAGAATTATTATCATTAAATAAGTCAGAAAAAAACTTTTTCATAAGGTCTATTTTTAATTTTAAAAAATATACAACCTTTATGAAACCTATTACTTTAGCAATTCGTAATATTCTTTAAAGTGTTTTATGCGATCTGGGAGTCCTATTGTACCTCCGTTAACTCTTTTGGTTACTTCTGTAACTACTTGATCAGTAGCACCTTTATCTGCAATTTTATGTAAACCATTTTTATGAAAAAACCATGCAGCAGATAATAAAGGATATTTGTCTGCAACTAATTGAGGATTAGCTACAATATCTTCATTGATAGCCTTACCGAAAGAGGTATAATTATCTTTACCTGTTAATTGAATAAAGCCGCGGCCACAATATTTAAAACCATCTCCTGATGATTCTGGTCCATTGCCCATCCTATTTCCATAAACCAAATTTGCAATTTTTTCAGGCTTTCTTTCATATTGTAAAGCTTTTGCATCTGTTGGGAAGTATTTTCCAAATATACCACGGAGACCTTTTGCTCCATAGTTTAAGTTTTCTTTAACTAATTTGAATCCACCAGACTCATGACCACATTGAGCAAGAAAATGAGCTAATCTTAATGGTGTATTAAGTTCAAATTTTGCCGCAGTATCAGGTATTTGAGCTATAACTGTCTCAGGAATATGCCCTTTAAGTTTACTAATGTCCATATTTACTTCTATTGATTCAGAAATAAATATCTACGAAGTCTACTTAAATTTAGTTAATTCCTTAATTAATTGATCTTTTGACACAACTCCGGAATTTCTATATACAACGGTTCCAAAATTATCTAATACTATAATTGTAGGTATTGATGTTATAGAATATTTTTCACCATAAGAAGCATCGTAATCTACATTAATATATTGTACTCCGATTCCTAATTCTTGAGATACCTGCTGAACAATTGGTTTAAATACTTTACACGGAGCGCACCAATCAGCGCTAAAATACATAACATTCATATTAATTTATTTTAAATTTAAAACCAGTTAATTTTTCTACTTCTTCTACTGTTACTTTATTATTATTTATTCCATCAGGTTTAGATGTATCATTATTGAATATATATGCCATCCATTCCTTTGTTTTCTTTATATATAAAATTTTCCAACATTTTGTAGGAACATGTATTGATCCTATTTTTTTTGAAGACCCAATAGATCCCGCCCACACTTTAACTGAATCTTCTTTTGCTCCTAAATCTCTAGTTAGTGTTTCTAATGTTTTCCAATCTCCAGCATTAAGACTATGATATTGTGGAGTCATATTTGAAAAATAAAAAGACTCTTTCATAGCTTGATCTCCAGAACATTGATTATCAGCTGCTGGGGCCATATGGCCGCGATCAGTTCCTGATCCTTTATAATCAGCCATTAGATCTGTTTCTTTTGCTAAAAGAGGATCAGGCGCAAATTGGTCTTTTCTAGGAATTGGATTTACACAAGTTACTTTAGCTTTTGTTTCCCACCATTCAACTAATACCGGATATTTTAAAGATTTTGAAAATACTGTAATGTACTCTTTATGGACCAATCTCACTGTATCTTGTGCCTTTAATGGTACATTAAGAAAAGGAACTATTGATATTATTAATAATAATCTAAACATTTTTTATTATAAATATCCTGGGTTCGTATTGTTCTTTTTGGAATAAAAGTATACGTTTTTTTTGGTTTATTTTTTTTCTGCCATTCTTCGTATTGATCTTCCTTTAACCAATGATCAGTTTGTTTTTTCATTGTTTTTAATAAGAAGTCTCTTCTTTGTTCATAACTTGACCAACTCATAACTTTTTTTATTTAATCTTCCAAATGATCATCCCAAGAGTCTCTACCTGCTTTTTTATTTATCTCATCTTGATCAAAATCTAAAAAATCTTTTCCTTTATAATCTGGATGATTTTTACGCATGTATTCTATACCTCCAGCCCATAACCAAGCTAAGGATCCTGAAATTGCTAAAATTAAAACGATAACGCCTATCATATTATTAAATTTTTTAATTATTAATCCCACCAGGTTCTAAGATCAGATCCATCCCAATCCTTATATTCTTTATATTTTTTTCCTTCTATGATTTCCCATAATTCTTTCCATTCTTTTTCTTCTAATCTATGTGCTTTATCAAAGATCATTCTATTATGAGCCTTTTCTTCCTCTGAATCTTCGTCTACTAAAATATAATTGTCATTTTCTGTTTTTTCAAATTTCCACTCTTTATCACTTAATTTACCATACTTTTCTTCTGTTCTATCTATATAATTAGAATCTAATTTATTTTGTAGAAGTTGAATTGCTTTTCTAATTTTATATTCTTTTTTTTGTCTACTGGAATCTATTTCCATGCCCTTAGTTCTAATTCCTTGTTCTTGAATTTTTAATGATCTCTGAAATACTTCTAAAGTAAAATGATAATCCCACCATCTATGTGACCAAAGTTCACGGCGAAAAGCCCAAATATTTTTTAAAAATAATGGAATATCATTAGAAAAAAGCTTATAAAATTTATACGGCTTACTTTCGTGCCAAGATAAACGCTTCAGTGATTTAAAAAAAGAATCTTGAAATTGTACATTCATAAACTTTATTTATTTTAAATTAGGAGGGTATATTATTTTTTACTAAGTCTTTAACATAAATATATAGATCTAAAGTTGTTCCATCAAAAGTTTCCATAATCTTTTCTAAATCCTCTTTAGATATTTTGAATACTTTTTTAAATTCTAATTTTAATTTACGTAAAATTTCAGCCTCTTCTTTTTGGTAATCTTCCATAAGTCTTTTATGTCTGGCTCTAAATAAACCTATATGAGTAACTTTATCTTCGTAGTGCTTCATATCTTTTATAGTATCTTCTAAAAGATAATTTTCATATTCTGCTTGATAATAATAGTCAGAGGTTTCAAAATCGCCATTTACAATCTTATCATAGAATGTAGATTTATCAGGCATAGTTTGCCTAGATTGATATCTTCTCCACCACATAAATTTATTATATGTTTTATTAGGTAAAGTAGATAGTTTAGCCTCTAAAGTTTCTCTTGATAATCTTGTTGGTATAATCATAATAAATCGTAATGTCTTGGATATATATGAAGATTAGTTATCATCCAGTGCATTTCACCAACGGGATAACCAGTTTTTTCTGATACTAATTCCATTAGCTTTGCAAAGGTATATTGATCATTACAAAATCCGTAAACTAAGTCTATAGATCTTGCAAATACTGTTAATTGTAATTTATTATCTTTAATATAAAAATTAAGTACATCATTACATGGAGTATCGTATTGATATCTATCTAATTCATGTAATATGTAATGTACAACAATTGCACGACGTGTTTCTTTATTTCTTTTTAGTTCATCAATAACTCTTTTAAGCTGATCATTATAATTCCAAAAGTATCCGTAATTGGAATTTACTTCTGTAGTAAATGGAACCATCATTTGTTTCCAGATCTTTGCTCTCTCTGCTATTTCACTTGCGTCTCTATCACCTTTTACATACCAATCCCATTCATAGTCAGCATAGTCTTTATTAAACTTACGTTTAGGAGTTTCAATTACTTTTTGTGTTGGATCTTGTATACTAAATACTGAATTGAATATAGCTTTAGTACCAGCAAAGTCTTCACCTTTACCTAATATATAATGATAAAGATATTCAAATGCTATAGTCGGTGTTTTATATATTTTATTCTCCATATTGTTCTACTTCTATAAATTGTTTAAGAAAATCTACGCCTTCAAGATTACGATAGTTAGTTAAATATACAACTTTTTTAATTCCTGATTGCAAAATAAGTTTAGAGCAGTCTAAACATGGTGAAAGAGTTAGATACAAAGTAGATCCATCTACAGAGTTTCCTGTTTTTGCCGCTTTAAGAATAGCATTTACTTCAGCATGTATAACATGAGATAGAGTAACATCATTTTCTTCACACTCATTATTCATTCCTGCAGGAGTTCCATTATAGCCAAAAGAAATTATATTTCCACTTTTAACTAAAACTGCGCCGACCTTAGATCGAACGCAGTGTGACAGAGTAGATGTTTCCTTTGCTATATTAATAAATACTTTATCTAATTTATTCATTATTTTTATCACCCTCTAATTTTTTGTAAATATTACAATCTACAGGTAATGCTAAAGAATTATGATGATACATTATTTTTTCATTATCAGAGAATCCAGTTATTGTTATTATTTCATTTAGGCTAACATTTGCTAACATTTTATCGTCTATCCTATCTGTTATTATTAATAATTTGTCTCCAATTTCTAATTCTAGACCAAATTTATTTATTATTTTTTTCATCTTTTGATAAATCTAAAGTTGAATTATGATGCATTTTAATTTGATCACTTCTATAATGTCTAACTGTACCACCTTCACATAATACAATACACCATATATCATTTTCAAATGTTCCACCATTAACAACATAAATAGCATACCCCTCTTTTCCTCCTTCTACTATTACTGGTATTGGATGTTTGAATTCAAGCATGATGATTTATAATTTTAAAGTCCTGTTGATCCAAATCCTCCGGATCCTCTTTCTGTATTTCTAGATTGTAATTCATGTACTTCTTGTACTTCAGAATAGTTTACAGGTAGTAAAATAAATTGTACTAGTTTCTGTCCTGATTTTATAAGCTGTTCTTTATTTGATGTATTTGTCATATGAAGATGTATAATTCCTTCATAGTCTTCATCAACTACACAAGCTCCAACCATAAGACCTTGTTTAGTAGCAACTCCAGATTTATTAAATGCAATTAATGCATTTCCTCTTGGAACTTGAGCTTTAATTCCTGATGGAATTAATACTGATTCTCCTGGTTGTAATACTACATCTTCAAAATCATTAGGCACATAAAAATCTATACCAGCACTTTCAGATGTTCCTCTACTTGGTGTCTTTACGTCTCTCGTCTTTAGAATTTTCATTTTGTAAATTATTTTGATAATCGTTTAATGATGCCATGTATGCAACTGCATCTAGCAAATTGTCTTCTTTATGATTATATGCTTGTCTAGATAGTTTTAAGGCTATCATACAATTGTACATATCTACAGCAGTAATTTCTTTGTGAGACAATAGAGAGGCTATCTTAGCCGCTTCTTGCATGCCTTCTTGCATTGGTCCATACTGTCTAGCTTTTTCTTCATTTCTTTTATAAATGATCTCATTTGCTTGTTCTAATATATTCATAAAGTAAATATAATTAAATTTATTAATCTAATAAAACTATTCTCCTAAGTACTTAATAATATCAGACTTATCGCCCCACTCTCGTTGAGAATCAATATCACTTGGCTTAATTGTTGGCTTTGGCATATTTCTAGCTACATTCCAAAACCAATCTTTTAAGTGTCCATATTTTTTCATGTATTCCCAACCTTTTGCATCATAAGTTTTTATACAATCAAATGGAGTTTCTGTTTCAGCATTTTTTAGAAAGTCTTTGTGGTGTGTATAAAATTTAGCTCTACCTAATTCACCTGGTTGCACATTTCTTGCTACTGCTACAGCATTAAAATTTGTATTAGGTAGAGCGATTTGTAATGTTCTAGATAAAACTCCTGTAGAAAATACAGTCCACATATTTGGAATTATTTTATCTTTAAATGCATCATGAAATATTCTTACTCCCCCTGCTACAACTTGTTCATGTTTAAGTCCAAATGGTAAATACTTCGCTCCAATTTTTTTTGCAAAATCTTTTGCCCAACCATTAATAGTTGGCATAGCAGGAGTTTTTAAAAATATAGGAGTCACACCATCTTCAATAACTCTTAGTTGGTGTTCTGATGCTTCTTTAGATGCTGGCATAAACAGGATCAACTTCTTATTATATTTTTTTGCAAGATAAGTAAGTGAATAAGGAGCATAACCTGTTCTTGGCGCTACATAAATTAAAGTATCTTCTTTTACTTGACTAATCATGAAGTCGGCCATTTTAGCTTTACTTCCGTATTGAAATGTTCCATCATCTACTATAGTATAACCTTCTGCTTGTTTTAATTCAAACTGAAAATCATGTTTATAGTCTTTTGTCATTTCAAGATAATAGTTTAAATCTCTACCATCTGACATATCTAAATTTGATTGATCTGTAGCTTTGTTTAAAAACATTAGTTATTTTTTTTCTTCTTTTTGAAGTTCTTTGCTTAATTCAATAATAGGCACTGGGGTTCCTACTGGATATGGAAATCCTTCTTTAGCTGCAGTAATAGATTTCATTCCAGATGTAACAGGAACTGCTTTACGTAATGGAACTGCTGCTTCATTAAGTGGTCCATATACTCTTGCTAATATAATACCAGTAGATGTTGTATCAAAGATAACTCCTGGCATTGCAAACATATTACTTTCACTCGTACTTGGAGAATCTAAATTTACAATAAACGAACGATTTATAGGAGGTAAAAATTCCCACTCTTTAGTTGCTGGATTAAATTGTGGTACAGTAGTTGTTGAATCATAATACCAAAATAAAGACCATACTGTAGTATCACTTCCATCAGGAGTTTGAAAGTTTTTATTTACATTAAACTTTCCATAAGTTCCGCTTACACCTTCCATTACTAAATTAGAAATAGATGGACCTGTTAATACAGGACATACAGCGCATCCTTCATCATATTCTACTCCTTGAACAATAATCTTTTTTCCAGTAGGAATTGCTGCTGATGCTCCACAGAATGCAAAAGATCCTTGGTGAATTTTTACAGCTTTATCAAATTTAATGTCTTCATTTTTTGTTTTACAACTGAATAATGTTACTAGTAGACCTACTACTATGATTGTGATTTTTTTCATTTTTTTGTTTTATTTTAATTTAGTTGCGAAGTCATAGTATTTATCATGACCCCACGTTTGTTTGAGAATTGAATTATTATACATTCTTCTACCATTGTTTTTAATAATATGATCTTCGGACTGATATTCTTGAAAATATCTTACTACGTCACAAGCTCTACTATCTTCACAATCAATAGGATTTAAGTTATATCTATTTGATAAGAATTGTAGTACTTCATTAATATATTCGAACTCTTTTATTTTAGGACTTACTTTAGGAAATATTGCTTTAATACAACGAACTGCATTTGTTCCAGCATATACCCAACCTTTAGGATTAACGTACTGTGGGAAATACTCTGCTAAATCGGCTGCAAATGCAGTTACAACAAAATTCTGTCTTTTAAATCCAATATTGTTTAGATATTCATTACCTAAATCAGTTACTTGATATATGTCGAGTCTTTTTGTAGTAACAGCTTCATATATGTGTCTAACTAAACCTTCTGCATGATCAAGAATAAATCTTCTTAAGTGTCCTCTAGTTTCACCTTCAAATGTAAATTGTGGAAGTAGATAACCTTTATTATCTGTAAATGGAGTTATCCTATTATAAAGGTCTTGCTTCCATTCTGGCCATGTGTAATGCTCTTTCAATATAGAATTTACGATCCAAAAATTACCGAAACCATGCGTTCCTAATATGTCCTTGATATGATCTGTTTTATATCTAGGTACATAATTAATTCCTGAACCACACAACCTAAATAAATAAAATAACATGAACCAATTAAAATCATCTTTAATATCATGATTGGTAAAGTGATTACCCATTCCCCTTATATCTTTTTCTTTATACCATATAGCTTCAGTAAATGCACAGAATGCAGCAAATCTACGATGCGCAGTATCATAAATAGGTACATAATAAATTAGATCATCATTTACATCTTTATATAGATCTCCTTGATATGGAAGTTTTAAACTACCATGCTGTTGCATTAATAGACTACGTTTATCATATTCATCTAATGCATCTAGAAGTTTTTCGTTAATTATAAATTTTTGCATTAGTCATTATATTGGTTAAAGTACTTATAATATTTAGGCTTTAAATGTACAGATTGTTTAGGTTCCATGTACTCAAACATTTTTGTACCATCTTCATCAATCCATTCATCAGGCCATTGAATTGTATTAAGTCCTGAATTATTTATGATTCTATTTGCAGCGTCTCTTAAATTCATTCGTTCTTGTCTTGTTCCAAAGAATGGTTGTTTAAGATATAAACCTGTACCAGGTAATTTACGACTTTCATGCTCAACAGGTAACAAATTAACTAGAGTTGCGTTATTTAATTTTTTAGCAAACTCTATATACCTTCTAAATAGGTCTCCTACCGCCGCTCTTGGATTTTCTTGTCTCATTAAATGAAAACGAAGATCAATATTACCAAAGTATAAAATTACTTCATCATACTTTTGATTCCACTCTTCAACTAAAGAATCTGCATTTTTTAAGAAACCAAATAAAGTTTTTCCATCTGTTCTATTAATACCAAAACCAGGCTTCCAAACACTAAGTGAATGTGAATCTCCTACAACTATTTTTTTAGTTTTTTCACCATACTTAGTAGCAAAGTCAATAGTTTTACCGGTAGGAAATTCTCCTTCAAGAGCAAATCTTTTATTGAATTGAGAAAAGTCTAATGATTTATTAATAAATTTAATAGTACCTTTATAATCAAGAATAGCTTTTAGCTTTTCAGTATGTTCAGGTTGAGGACCTCCAATAAAATTAAAAGTATTTTCTTGATAGTTGACTCCTTCTAAAATGCAAAGGCAGTCATACTCATTCCAAGTACTAGGTTCTGGATTAAGTGTAAATTCTACTTCTGGAATAGATTCTTTTAGTATACTTACCATGATCCGCGAATAACCTCCGCCATGGTGATTTTGACTGTTACTCACATTATTTAGCATTCCTACAATTGCTGCTTTCATAACCTGTTTATTTATTCAAATATAAACAATTTCTAATTACTTAGAAACTTTATCTATTAAGTATAATAAAAAAGCCCTCGTAATTGAGGGCTTCACTTATTTTTTTATTTTGAATTTCTAGCAGCTACGACTAAGTCTTTTATGGCATTTATTAATTCACCACTAAATTTTACGCCTACTTTTTTTAATTCTTTTTCTAAGTCTTCTGCTGCATAGACTACATCATCAGGCATGAAATTAAAAACCGAAGAAAGGTAATTTATTTGATCATCTGGTGCTTTAGATGCTTTGCCAAACAATTCATTAATTTTAATACCCGCTGTCTTTTGTAGCTTATTTACTTCGTTTAGTTGTGATTTCATTTTTTATTATTTACTATAATAAATATATGAAAAACCCCACCAAAGTGGGGCTTTATTTTTACATCATACCCATCATAGGATCTGCTGGTTTCTCATCTTTATTTAATTTTTCAAAAATAACACTTTCTGTTGTTAGAATTGTTCCGGCTACCGATGCAGCATTTTTAAGCGCTGTGATAACCACTTTTGCAGGATCAATAATACCAGCTTCAAAAGCATCTACCATTTTATGATTCTTTGCATCATAAATTTTATTTTTGACTAATTCACTTGGAATATAATTCCACCAATCTTTTACTCCTGCATTATCAAGGATTTTCTTAAATGGAGCTTGTAGTGCATCTAATAAAATTGACCTAGCAATTGCAACATTAACACTTGTCTCTGCTCTATGATTAAGAGAAGATTGATACAATGCTGTACCTCCTCCTGGAACTACTCCGTCTTCAAGCGCTGCTTTAGTTGCAAATAGTGCGTCTTCTACTCGGTCTTTCTTTTCTTTAATTTCAATATCAGAATTACCACCTACAGAAATAATTGCAACACCACCAATCAACTTACCAAGTCTTTCTTGTAGTTTTTCTTTCTCATAAAATGAAGTAGCTTTTTCAATTTGATCTTTGATCTCAATTGCTCTAGCTTCAATTTTAGCTTCGTCTCCTTTACCATCTACAATAGTAGTTTCTTCTTTAGTAATAGTTGACATTCTAGCAGTGCCTAAGAAATCTGTAAGTTGAGCTGGGGTTAATTTATCAAGCTTATGTCCTTTATCTTTAGAAACAACTTGACCTCCGGTTAAGATAGCAATATCTTCTAAGATCAGGGTTTTTCTTTCACCAAAATCTGGTGCTTTTACTGCGCATACTTGAATAATGCCACGCATTTTATTTACAATTAATGTTGCTAGAGCTTCATCTCCAATATCTTCTGCAATAATTAATAGCGATTTATTTTCTGAATTTGCTTTTGTAAGTACTTGAAGCAATTCTTGTGCAGTTGTAATACGTCCATCATACAATAAGATATAAGGATTTTCAAGACCTGCTTGCATTGTTGTATTGTTAGTAACAAAATATGGAGATTTATATCCACGATCAAATTGCATACCTTCAACAACTTCAAGACAAGTTTCTCCTGTCTTAGATTCTTCAATAGTTACAACACCTTCACGACCAACTTTATCAATTGCGGTAGCAATTAAATTTCCAACTTCTGGATCATTATTACCTGAAATAGTTGCTACTTGTTTAATTTGTTCTTCAGAAGAAATCTCAATTGCTTTATCTTTAATTTCTTGAATTACTTCTAAAACAATTTTATCAATTTCATTTTTAATCTCAACAGCATTATAACCTTGGCGAATTTCTTTTAATCCAGCTTTTACAATTTCAGTTGCAATAAGTGTAGATGTTGTTGTACCATCACCTGCTTCATTTGCAGATTTAATACTTACTTGTTTTACAAGTTGTGCACCAAGATCTTCAATATCATCTTCTAGTTTATGAAAAGCTTTAGCAACTGTTACACCATCTTTTGTAACTTTGACTTCTCCATTCTGTTCACGAATTAAAACAGTGCGTCCACCTGGACCTAGTGTTGATGATACTGATGCATTTAATTTTTCTATACCGGACAATAACTTTTCTTTAAGTTCTGTTCCGAAAACATTTTTTGTTGTACTCATAATATTATTTAATTTTTTTATTCAATAATTCCTAAAATATCCGTTTCTTTGCAAATGAAATAGTCTTGTCCGTCAAGAACAATTCTTTGAGATCCCATTTTAGGGATTAGTGCAATCTCTCCTACTTCTATATTGGATACTACAAATTTATCTGTATGATAATTGTAGATATCAGAGGTTGCTACTACTTCTCCCATTTCAGGTCTTTCTTTGCCTAGATCAGGAATAATGATATTACCGAATGTCTCTTCTTGTGTCTCTATTGGTTTCAACAAAATGAAACCATTTAGCGGGGTTATTTTATTCATATATTGTTAATTTACAATTTCTAATTCATCTATTTTAATACAAAAATAGAGTAGGTTATCTTTTTTATAAACAGAATCTGCTCCAAGCCATTGTTTAATTCCTTCAAGATCTTTTATCCGATCTTCGAATAGAACTCGCTTGACTAAAAATAAGTCATCATTTACTTTAATGAAATTTTTGCAGATTGAAAACATAACTTAGGTAGGTAGGCCTTACTTTATTTAATTTCTATTTGTTTTGGTTTTTTAGATTCTGCGTAAGGAATATCTAAAATTAAAAGTCCTTTTTCAAGTTTTGCTTCTAATTTAGAAATTTCAAATTTAACTGAGATTTTCCAACTTAGATCAAATCCTGATCTTTTAATTCCTCGATAAATAACAGATTCTTGATTTACTGGTTTTACTTTTTCGTATTTAATACGAAGTTGGTCTCCGTCAACTAGAATGTCTATGTCTTCTTTGTCTAGGCCTACTGCAGCAACCTCAAAAGAGATGCCGTTTTCTGTTTCATAAATGTCTACTGGATGCGATATTTTCTGCGTAATTGCAGAGAAGTGTGGTACTGTTTCGAAGAGGTCTTTCCAGAGCAAGTCGAATGGATCAAGCTCTAATGGTCTTAATGTTCCCATGTTTTTTTGTTTTGTGTTCCCTTCCGGTGAACGGTTTATAATTGTTTATTTCGTAACTAAAGGCCTACCGTACCTTTTATTATAAATATATATAATTTTTGTAGAGATAAATAATTTTTCTTTTTAGTGACCATCACGAAGGTTTTTAGCTAGGGATGGTGGTGCTTTCAAAGCAATACTAAGTTTAGTTGTATTCTCCATGCAATCCTGGACTATTTTGGCCGCATCTTCTGCGATATCATGATCTACTTCAATAACTAACTGGTCATGGATCTGTGCGCATACCCAGCCACGTATATTTAGTTCCTTAAACTTTCTATTGATAGCTAATGCCGCTCTGTTTACAATAGATGCAGCAAGACCTTGAATTTGAACATTACAACTATTATTTAATCCATTTATATAGTCTCTCGAGAGGTTTTTTACTTTATCTACGCCATATTGATACTCCATCTCTTTCTTGATATTCCAGTCGAGTAGATCGTCTCCAATTTTATCATAGATCGCTTTTACTTTAGGTAAGTGTCTTACACGACCAACTTGAGTCTTAACAAATCCTACAGCTTTTGCTTGAGCTTTAGAAGAATCCATCCACTCTCTAAGTTGCGGATACCCACTTAAATAACCTTCAACAAGTTTTTTTGCTTCTTTAGTAGGAATACCTAAATTCATACCTAGAGCATAAGCACCCATTCCATAAGGAATACCTAATGAATAAGCTTTAGCTTTATTTCTTAGTTTAGGATCTAACTTACGTAGATAGTTTGGTGCTTTTTTATCTGGAGAATATTGATTTAGTTTTTCTGTTTTTATAGCAATTGTAGAATAAAAATCCCAACCATTTCTAAAAATATCTTTTAAGCCTTCATCACCAGATACGTGAGCAAATGTATGAGGCTCAAGAGATTCATAGTCACAATCGATAAAAATATTATGTACATCAGGTATAAAAAATGCTCGGATCAAATTATTATATTCAATAACTATTGGATCATCATCGCCTTCCTCTTTAGGTCTAGGTAATTGTTGAGCATCAGAACCATATCTACCAGATACTGTACCATGTTGTTTATAATAGAAATAGTATCTACCATCTTCTTGAGCTGTTAAAAATCTTTCTATGTAAGTAGATCTAATTTTAAGTAGTCTATTATATATTCTAAGGTTTTTTGCCCAGCTATATTTCTCTGCTATTGATTGGACCATATCATCATCAAATTGAGGTTTACCTTTTGCAGTCTTTGACATTGGTTTAATACCAAGAACTCCAAAAGCAATTTCACCCATTTGATCTTTAGACTGTATATTAAAGAATGCCCCATCATTATCTTCTTTCCATAAACGAAGACTAATTTTAATACATAGGTCTTTATCTAGTACTGCAGGATCTCCATGTATTAAAAAGTGTTTTATTTGAGATTCAGGAAGTCTTGTTAGTGCAGATTTATTTATATTAAATTTTTGTGTTTTTTCTGACCTTTCTAAAGGTAGATCAAACTCTTTACATAACTCTTGAGCAAATGTTCCTTTATTATTTGCTGGATATGCATCTTTAGCTTTATAAACTACCCAAGCTTTTACATCTGAATTTTGTAATAACTCTTTCGTTACAAGATCAGAATATTCTTTTAAATGTATTTCAATATCTGTCTTTGCTTTATTAATTAAAGGAAGATCTAATTTAACACCTACTTGCTCCATTGGAATTGTAACCTCTTTATATAAAGGCATAACCTCATCTTCAAAGAAAAACTTTTCTAGACCTTCTGCGTAAAGCTGCTTAATAAAATGATTATAAACTCTTAAAGTTAAGTCAGTATCTGCAGCAGCATATTCTGAAAGTAGTTCTAGATCAGCTTTCCATATTTCATAACTCTCTCTTGTAATTGATCCGCCATTTTCTTTAATAGAAGTCTTAAGAGCTATTTGTTCTTCATTAGCAGATTTTTCAATATCTAAACCGATATGTGCTTGAATCATTTTAGCAATATCCTTAAGACCGAATGGAGAACCTGCCATATAACCTGCGCCTTCTTCTTTTACTGTATGAACTAATAAAAGCGTATCTGCATAAAGACTAGGAAGTAAATTAATACCATAAAAACACTTAACGAATCTTGTATCAAAAGATGCGTTATGCATAATTAATTTTTTTCCAATAAGTAGTGATATTGTTTTCTTTGCAAGATCATGAGCAAGTTTATCTTCAATCATAGCGTCTTGAAGCTCATTATCTTTGAATATCATAGTTGGCATATAATAGCCTTTACCTTCTTCTCCTGAAACTGAGAAGCCTATGATTTTGCCTTTACGTGGATTAAGACTATTTGTCTCAGTATCAAACGCTATTACTTCGTTTGCTTTAATGTGTTCTATTACACTTTTTAGTTTGTCTACTGTGTCTACGGTTACATAACTTTTATTCATATATCAAATATACAAAATAATTTTACAATAAAAAAATATTGGCTTACAGTATTTCGTCCTTGAGAATCAATGCTTTAGCCTCTTCATAAGATACTTGATACTCTTTTTTTCTGCTTCTAATCTCTTTAGTTATACCTAATTCAAAACAAAGTACTATAAAGTTTTTTACTTCAGACTGAGTGCATCCTATTTTTTGATTTTTTACTATAGATTGAAATTTACTAGCAGATAATACTGCGTCTCCAGAATTCTTTTTTCCTGCTTGATAATATAATTTAAGTAGTTGTAAATTAAGTTGTATTTGTTTATATTTTGGAGTTTGTAAAAGAGTTTTTGTTTCATTATATGATCCAACTGTATAGAATGAATTAAATCCAACTCCTAAAACTATAATAAACTCTAAGAAAAAAGTCATAAAGATAAATGCTGTGTCATTCTCTTTATTTTTATCTATATCTAATTTAGAACCTGCTTTAATTTTTGTTTCTATTTCTGCAAGTCTTTTATCTTTACTGATTTGTAATTCAGCGACTATAGAATCCCTATATTTTCTATCTTGTCTTGTTTTTGCAGGTTGAGTCCTATAATATAGAATTTCTTTATCATAATATTTAGATACTGAATCTAATTTTATTGATGCCGTTTCATCTATCTTACTTACAATTATTTGAGTATTATCTACAAGTCTATGAGCACCATTAATTGATAAATAAAAAGATCCTGCTATCAACATTAAAGAAACTGCTAATCCAAAAACTAATCCTGCTGTAAATGATTTACTTTTTAAAGCAAAAATAGTGAATTGTTCTACTACAAATCTTTTTGTTAATTCATAACCAGTTAAAAATAGAGCAATAAAAATTGCTAAAAATGTATTTTGATATGGAAATAAATTAGGTAGGGTATCTGTAATTGATTTGATAAAGAAATATCCGAAATAAATAAGAAATATATTTCCTAAAAAAGAAAAATAATATAAAACCTTATCTAAAGTAAAAAAGTTTTTTTCTAACTTAAGTATTTCTAATCGTACCTTAAGTTTTTCAAATTTTTCTAATTTCATAACTATTTATTTTTTTTATAAGGAACAAGTTTATTTAATTTGTCTTTTCTTCTAGTGCAGCCGCAGTCTTCTTTACCAAAGAATTTTGCTATTTTATCTGCTAAAATATCTATACCAAAAAAATTAGTTACTTTAGCAATAGTGTCTCCAAGACCTTTAGACTTTTGATTTAAGTCTTGTTTTATTTTTTGATTCTTTTTCATCTATTGATTTTTGAAGTTTTTCTATATTAAGACTAGTAGTCATAGCTAGTATTCCTATCTGTTCCCAAAGAAGATCTATTTCTTTATTTTGTAAATGAAATTTTCTTACCTGCCAAACTTGAATTCCCATTAAAATTAAAGTGACTACTAAATATACTATTCCTTCGCCGATTGTTAATACCATAACTTTATTATATAAATCAAATATACAAAATTAATTTTATTTTTCTTTTTTTATTTTTATAGTCCCTTTAGTCCACTTTGGATCATAAGGACAGTGTCTGCATTTATTTCCACAGCATGCACCTCTATCTAAATGAAAGAGAGCGGTAAAAACCACTCTCCCATTTTCTAAATAATAATGTGTTTCTTTTATAAATTCTTTCTTCACATATTCTGGTTAAACTAATTATATTGACCCATAAGCGGAGCCAGTTGCTAATACTACCCAAGAAAATCCTGAATAACCTGAAGCGCCTGTATCTACATATAAATCTACATAGCTACCTGTTGGTAAATTAATAGATGCACTAGGATCGTAGCTTCTAGTTGATCCAGCATCTGTAAAGCTTAAAGATCTAATTT